CGGCAGGCTTTTGAACACCACCGAGAGGATCGCGACGATAGGCGCTTCGCGGTTGACCGAGCCGCCGACGATGATCGGCATCGAGCCGCGCACTTGCAGTTGCACGGCCTTGAACGGGTTGGCGACTTTTTTCAGCACGTCGGCGTAGAAACTCGCCCACTTGATCTTGCCTTCCAGCTTTTCGAATCCCGCGAAGGCTTCGATGGTGCCGACCATGCCAAGCGCCTTGTGCTCGACCATCTTGGCCTTGACCTGCGGCAATTGCACCTCTTCGGCGCGGCCCAGGAGCGATTGCCCGTCAAGGTAGATGTTGGCGTTGGTGATGCGATGGATTTCGATTTTCGCCATGGCTCACTCCTTATTGCTGGCCGCCCAGGCCGCGCAGCAGGTTGATGTCGATGAAGGATTCGAAGCTGATCCGCTCCGCCGGGGTCGGCGGCATGAAGGTCAAATCAAAGGTGAGATGCCCGGCGGCGATCTCGGTGGGCGGGTTCTTCGCCGGGTCGTAGGTGCAGCTTCCATCGATCAGCGCCCCGCGCCCGACCAGCGTGCGGATGAAGCCGTTGACGCTGCCGCGGATGTCATCGATCAGCGCATCGTTGATGGGCCGGTCGATGAATTGCAGCATGGCGTATTCGACCGACTCGTGCAGCACATCGGCGGTGCGCCGCACGTTGATGAAGTTCTTCGGGTGGCTCACGCTGGGCCACGCCGCCGACCGGTTGCCCCACACGCGGTAGCCGGTGCCGAAGCTGTTGAACACCGTCACGATGCCCGCCTCGTTGAGCGCGTTGGCCTCGCTGTTGGGGTCGTTAACGCGCGCGGTGATCGGCCGCTCCACGCCCACGATGCCCGCAAACTCGTGGTTCGACGGGCTCCACCAGTAGCCCTGCTCCATGTCGGTCTTGCACATCACGCCCGCCAGCCGCGCGGAGAAAGGCTCCAGCCGCTCGCTGTTGGTGCGCGGGTCATAGACCTTGAGGTGCGGGTAGCACAGCACCGCGCGGGCGCTGCTGGTGTTGAAGTTGATCGTGCCCGAGGCGCCGCGTCCGGCGATCGCTTGCTGCACGGTCAGGCCCGCCGGTGCGTCGATCAGAGCCACGGCGCGCAGCTTGTCGGCCATGGCGATGAGCTCGGTGGTCACGTCCTTGAGCGTGGCATAGCCTGGCGCGATCAGGATTTTCGCGTTGAAGCCGAACAGCGAGTAGGTGTCGTCGAGCGCCTTCAGGCCCGTGCGCTGGCCGCCCGCCGTCACCGTGCCGATGATGTGGCTGGCGGCGATCGGCGTCTTGCCCGACTCGCCGGTCACGGTGTGGATGGCGGGGTCGAACACGTTGACCACGATCACCGTGCCCGCGCCGTGGTCGAAGATGGCGTCCAACGCCTGGGGGATGGTGTGCCCGGCGCTGTTGGCGGCGGTGATGGAGCCGAACCATGCGGCGTCCTTTTCCGACAGCACGATGGTCGGGGTGTTGATGGGGCCGGTCGGCGCGGTGCCGATCAGGCCCACGACGGCGGTCTTGACCTGGCGAATGGGGCGCGGGCCTTTGTCGATCTCGATCGTCTCGACGCCGTGCAAAAAGTTGGCGGGCATGGATCACTCTCATTTCTTGGGCTTGGGTGCGGCGGGTGCGGGCGCAGGCGCGGGCTCGACCGGGATCAAGCGCCCGAGCGCCTGGAGCGTCTCCACCACGTCGCAGTTGGGCAGGTCAATCTGACCGCCGGGGGTCAGGATCACGTCGCGGCCGTCGGCGAGCGTCATGCTCGTCAGCGGGCCTTGGTAGGTGTACATCGCCATCAGTCATCTCCTTCGAAGGTCACGCGGGTCAACAGCGGCCCGCCGTCGTCGTTCAAATCGGGCGCGATGGGCGCCAGCGTCTGCCAGCGCGTCATCAGCACCCAGGTGTCGGCCTCGCCGTCGGCCAGCCGGGCCGACAAGAGCTTCAGCGGCGTGCAGCCCGGCGCGGGCTTGACCGAGTGCAGCGCACGGCGCGCGACGTCGAACAGATCCCACACCCCCGTACCGTCGCGCAGGGAGCGGGCAAACAGCGCCACCTCGATGGTCACTGCCGCGCCCTGCACCGATGCGCCCACATCCTCCACGCCACCAGCCGACAGCTCGGTGAGCGTCACCACCGCTGCCCCTTTGGCGTGGGCAAAGAGGTAGCCTCGGCTGGGCAGCGCCTCGACCGGCAAGGGCGCTAGCGCCGTCTTGAGCCGCGCGACGATGGCGTTTTCGATGGCGAGCAGCATCAGTAGCCCCCCGTCGCATTGCGGCCCATGACGCGCGGGCTGCCCACGCTGGCTGCGGCGAGACTCGGCTGCGGCTGCTGCGGGTCGGGCAGATTGGCAGGCAGCCCCAGCGCCACCACGCCTTTGGCGAGGTTTTCCAGCAGTCGCCGCGCATCCTCGTAGCGGCGGCGCGCATCCTCGATGTCGCCCATGCGGCGCAGCGACAGCAGCCGATAGAGCGCGATGTCGCATGCAATCCGTGCAAGCAGGGCTGGCACGGTCGGCAGCGGCAGCTTGTAGCGCGCCGCCAGATAGCCGTCGATCTCGTGGCTTGCGTCCAAGAGCGCCTGCGCGATCTGTGGATCGTCACCGATGCCGTCGCGGTCGCGGTCGGTCAGCTCGATGAGCCGGTCCGCCCCGTGGCGCAGCGCAAGATCAGCAGGCGTGGCGTAGGGCATGCCGTCACTCCACCGTGGTCACCACCAGCGCCGGGTCGGACTTGAGCAGCTCGACCTGCCAGCGCTCGGCCTCGACGATCACGGGCTCCCGACCGAAAGGCCCGAGCCCCGCTCGGTACCGGCGCGGCGTGGCGCCCGGGGCGGACGCGTGCGCTGGGCTGACGCACACCGACACGCGCGTGCGTGGCGGCGGTGCCTCGGCCGTGGCAGCGACGGGCTTTTTGCTGGTGGCCATCGCCTAAGCCCCCGTCACGCCAGCCACGGCGAGACGATCAGATCGACCACACCGAAGTTCGGGTTGGACGCGCCGTTGGCGAGCCGCTCGTTCTTGACGATCTCGATCGCGGCGGCGCGCAAGCTGGGCGGCACCACCAGCACCGTGGGCTTGATGCCGAGCGGGCGTCCGCCGTCGGCCTTGAGGCTCATCATCGCCGCCATCGCCGCGTTGAAGTTGGCCGCCGTCAGGTCGGCCTGAGACTTGAACGCCATCTGCCAGAATCCCAGGCCCGCGTTGCAGCGGTAGCGGATGCCGTAGCGGTATTCGTCGCGCATGAACACCGCCTCATCCTGGGTGGAGGTCAGCGCCTCCAGCTCCGGCTGCGTCCGCTCTTGGAAGATCAGCGGCTTGAGCGCGCGGCTGGTGTCCAGCAGATACCAGGCCGCGCCGGTGCCTGCCTGCACGTTGGACACCTGGGTCGCCGTACCGGTGCCGTCCACGTTGGGATAGACCGGGTGGTCGGTGTCGAAGAAGAACTGCCCGTCGTAGCAGTTGACCGTGTGCGCGGTCTTGAGCAGGCCGAAGACGAGCTGGTCCGGATGGGTCGCAGCCGCGCGGCCCATCTCGGCAAACAGCGGGGTGTAGATGCCCACGTTGTCGTCTTCGATGTCGGTGCGCTTGACCGCAACCGTACCCTCGAACAGTTTGTTTTGCACCTGGTAGGCCTGCGCGGCCATATTCTTGAGCACGCGGTCGCCCATCCATTCGCGCAGAGTGGGGAACTGGCCCAACCAGCCGTAGGTGTTGGATGCCGACGACGACGGCACGCGGGTGGCGACCTTGGCCCAGTCGGTGGGCGTGGCGGTCAGCGCATCCTGGAACGCCTTCGAAAAGCCCGTGCGCAGGCTGGTGATGAGGGCGGGGGTGATGATGGCCATGGGTTACTCCTTGATGGATTGCTTGGCTTGGGCAAACGCCTCTTCGGTCATGCCGAGCAGCTTCGCGGCGAGGCGGTCTTCGTCGGTGAGCGCCGCACCGTGCGCGGATACGGTGCGACGATGCGCGCCTTCGGCCACGATCTCCGGCGCGGCGGCGACGAAGGCACGGAAGCCCTCGAGGTCGCGGCTGGCGTAGGCCAGCGCCCACTCCTTCATGCCGGGGCTGACCTTGCGCGCGCTCATGGCGGCTTCCACTGCCGCCTCGGCCTCGCGGCGGGCCAGGTCGGCCTGCAAGGCGGCGAGCTGGTCGGCCACCTGCTTGTGCAGGGCGATGGGCACATACTGCGCCGGGTCGGGCTGGCGGGCATGGGCCGCCTCGGCCGCCTCGATCCTGTCGATCAGGCGCTGGCAGGCGGCGACGGCTTCGTCCTCGGTGCAGTCGGCTGGTACGCCCAGCAGGGCGGCAAGCTTTTCTGGGATGGTCATGGCGTGGCTCTCCTTTCGTGAGGCGGCGGCCCGCAAATAGAGATTCGGGTTGTGGGTCAGCCCCGCGCCGGACAGCGCCACCACGCGGCCGTCCCCGGTGCGATAGCGAAACACCGGCGAGAGGTAGCGGTACTCCTTGTGCGCGAGCAGCTCGGCGGCGCGCGGCGTCCACTCCACCCGCGCCCAGATGCCGTCCTCGCGCGCCTGTAGCTCCTTGATCCATCCGGCAGCGGGCACCGGCCCGGCCTTCTCGTCTGCGGTCAGGCTCTGGTGGTCGTAGTCGATGGGCAGGTCCGCGCCGTTGGCGGCATAGGCGGCCAGCACGGCCTGAGCGTCCAGCGTGTACGGCCCGCGCCCGTCCCGCCCGGAGAAAGTCCCCGCCGGGATGAGATGCACCCACTCCGGCGGGGTGAAGGACGCCTCGTCGGCGTCGGCAGGAGGTAACGGCAAGGAGATGGCGTGGCGCGCAAGCCCCAGCGCCTGGGTGGTGCCGTGGACAGAGACTCGGCTCATGGGCTGGGTGCGCATGGCCGCCATCATCGGCCAGGGGCTGCCAAATCTTCAGTCGGAAAGCGTTCAGCCGGGGTGGCTCGGCCGGGATTGGCCGTTCGTCCGGCCAAAACCGTCCCGCCGGGCCGTTGCCCGCCGTTGCCTAGGCCCCTAGAAGCGTTTGGATGAGGTGGGGTAGCGGCGCGGGCAAAAAACGCGCCAGGGTCGATTCTGGCGGGTCGGGGTTGGGGGGTTCGGCAGGTCAGCCGTCGGCCAGATACGCGCGGATGGACTCCAGGATCAGCGAGCGGGCGGCGTCGTCCAGTTGGCCGTCCTCCCGGATCGGCAGGTAGCGGCGGGCTGGGATGTCGCCCCAGGGAATCTTGGCCCCGCGCCGGGTCGCGCCAAAGGCTCCCTTCTTGGCCCCGAACTGGAGCACGGCGGCTTGCACGGCTGACGAGCCGACCGTCACGCTGTCGGCGCTGGCTTCGTAGTGCAGGCGGCCCGAGACAAAAGACTTGGTGTCAATCAGCGGCTTTTTGCCCTTCTTGCGGGCAAGCGTGGTCGGGCTGTTGGGCGCGAAGGGTTGTCCCGTCCAGTCGCGGCCGGAGAGGATGCGCTCTCGGCTGCCTTCCATCAGCGCCTGGCCGATGGTGTGCATGGCTGGCTTCATGTCCGAGGCGCGGCGGCGCAGGTTTTCGAGTGCCTGGCGCACTTCGCGGTCGTCGATGTCGATGCGGATCATCAGTCGGGTTCCTGTCCCTTCGCCACGCCGCGCAAGCGCTCGAGTTCCTGCAATGCCCCTCGCAACTCGTCGTTGTTCGGGCGCCCCTCGATCATTCGCTTGACGCGCTCTATCCACGCATCGATCTCCTCGATGGGAGAAAACGGCGTCAGACCATGATCAATCAGGACGTAACTCACGGATGACCTCCTTGACCCACTGCGGAACGTTACCAATGACGCGGTAGCTGACAAGGCCATCTATGGAGGCGATCGCATTCATCACGTGGTGATACCACTTGTCAACCTCTGACGTCGTAATTTCCCCCCTATAAATTTTCTTCATGAAGGCGTTATATACCTCGGTTTCATACTCTGGGTATCTATCGATCAGTCTATCGAGGCTGCGCCACCTGACTGTCGCGGCATAGATATGGCTGCGGTCGTTACTGACGGCGTAGATGCGCCGCATGCCTTGAGCACCGGCCAGCCTCATGTCTGCAAGCGACAACGACCTGCCGTCGGGGTGATTGTGCACAAGTATCGCCCCCCTCATTTGCTGTAATTCTTCCGAGGTGAACTCCACATAGCTGCCGCCCCCGCGCTTGATCCAGAGTCGATTCCCTGACTCGTCCAGCAGGGCTGCGTACTCTATCTTCGGCCCATCCGCCGTTGCTCTCGATACAACGTCATCGAACGCCTTCGCCAGCTTTGACCGGAAGCGTGAGGCGACATCCTCTTTCAGGGCATCGGCTAGCGGCGGCGGCAGCGTGGCCGCCTTGCGCTCGATTTCCCGCACCAGATCGGATGTCGCGCCCGGCATGTACCCCCACCCCTTGTCGATCCCAGGCGGCTCGCCGGTCTTGGGGTCGATCGCGTCCCACCCGGAGGGCGGCTCAGTGTAGCCGGGCTTGCCGCCAGCGAGCTTCGCTGTCTCGGGGCCGTTTGCCCCGACCACCCGGCACCGGCAATTGCTAACAATGACCCCTCCCGCTACAATAAGACCTGTCGCTGTCGTGAAGTCATACACATGGTCAGACCACTGGAATTTCCGGACGCGGACGATCTCGTCGCGCGCTACCTTTCCGGCGTGAGCCTCAAGCAGCTCGCCAAAGAGCGCGGCGTCAGCCGCGCCCCACTGCGCCGACTGCTCATCTCCAGAGGCATCACGCCCCGAAACCGCTCCGACGGAATGAAGACGCGATGGATCGGCGAGCGGCAGACGGCAGATTGGCGCGAGCGACTGATGCAGCGCGCCTGGCAGGTCGCCGACGACCGCAATCTTGACATCGAGCGCAAGGTTCTTTCGCTGTATCGTGAAGGGCTGACGAGCCAGGCGGCCATCGCCCGGCGCTTGGGTCTCGCCAAACCGACGGTTGGAGGCATCCTGCGCAAAAACGGGATCAGCAGCGACAGGCTTTTGCTGCGCCGCGCGCATGGCATCATCGGCGGATTCAACACCGCCAGCCAGTGCTTCGTCGAACCGGAGTTCGCCAGCGCGCTTACCAAGCTCGGCCTCGACTACATCCATCAGCATGCGATCGGAACCCGCAATGTGGACTTCGCCTTCACTGCCGAGCGCGTCGCCGTGGAAATCGTGCGCCGCCACTGGAATGATGCGAAATCCCTGCGCCGCGAGCGCCTCGAACAAATCTTCGGCGCGGGCTGGCGGTTGTGGATCGTCTACGACCCCATGCAGCGCGGCATCGCCATCGAGCGCTGCTGTGAGCACCTCGTCGCCTGCCTGAATCTGGCCCGCAGCAACCCATCCGCGCCGGGTCAGTACTGGATGATTGACGGTCAGGGTCAGCCGATTCCCGCCACGCGTCTGAAACTCCACGACTTCGCCCCGATAGAACATCCGGTGTCCTAGACGGGCATCGCAGCGCACCATCGTGTCGCCAGGAAAGCAGTTCCAGCCCGATGGCGGATAGTGCGTCTGCCAGAAAGGATGGTCGGCGGGCAGCGTCAGCCCATCCCAGGCCAGGTGTTGTAGGCGCGGGTGTTCAGAGCCGCTGTGCCGATACACCCAGTAGCGGAAGCCAGCGTCCTTGAGCTGCGCTAGGCGCCCGGCGGCGTAGCTGGTGGCAAGATTGGTTTGGTAGATGATGCGCGTGCGCCAGGCGCGGCCCGCCTCCGTCTCTTCGCCCGTCCAGCCGTGCCAGCCGTGCTTTTGGACGATGGCGGCAAAGCGCTTGCGAAAGGCGTCCAGCGTCTCGCCCTCGGCAATCGCCTTGTCCACGGCAGCGGCCAGGTCGGCCAGCAGGTCGGCCTTGGCCGCACCGGCGACCATGAAGGCGCGGTCGTGGGCGGACTTCCAGATATCGTCCCAGCGCGCGGTCGGGACGAGGTTGCCGAGCTTGCCGCGGAAAAACGCCACCTGCTCGGCAAACGGGCGGCGCAAGATGAAGGCGATGGACGGGTCAGCGGCGGCTGGCTGCGGCATGGGCGCACTCCCAGTCGTCGCTCATGGTGCGGACTCCTGCCGCACGTCGAAACGCCCAGCGAGGTCGGCAGCGGCAAAGCCCATCGCCATGATCTCAGCCAGCCGATCGGTAGGTAGATCGCCGTATGCTGCCAGCAGCGCATCGCGTAGCTGCTCCAGGCTCTGCGCCTCATCCACGATGCGCTTGATCGTGTCCATGATCTGGCCCCAGGCGGGCGCGGCCTCTTGCTCCATGCGGTCGGTCTGCGGGTCGATGGGGGTCGGGTCGGCCTCGTCAGCGGTGGCGTGCGCGGATTGCATGCGACGATGCGCGGCCTGCCCGGCCTGTCCCGTGGTGTCCGGCCCGGGTGGCAGGGCAGGCGCGCCCAGCACCGGCTCATCCGGCGCGGCCTCCGGGATTCCCCATTTCTCGCGTACCCAGCGCTGCGGGATCGGCACGCCCAGCGGCACCAGCTTGGCGAGCTGATCGGCCAGCGCGGCCATGTCCTCCGGCTCCTCCACCATCAGCGTGAGGTGCGGCAGCGGCGCATCGGGCAGATTGAGCGCAATCAGCGGCGCGATCAGGTCGCGGGTGAGCGTGGCAGCGAGCGCGCGGGCATCAGCGCGCATCAGGTCGGCGCGCACCTCGTCGTGCACCTTGGCTTGCGCCAGGCTGCCAGATGCTCCCTGGTCGGTGGTGAGGGTCTGGCCGAGAACGGCCTTGCTCACCTGGCGGTCCAGGTATTCGATCAGGCGCTGGTACAGGTCTGCCGAGGCGCTCTTGGCCGTGCTCTCGACGATCTCCAGCGCCATGCCCGCCGGGATCACCGCCCCGGCGTCGGATCCGAGCTCGAACACCGCGCGCTTCAAGACCGCGATGTCCTCGCGCGTGGCCCCAGCCTCGTACTTGCCGATGCGGATCGGCTGGCCGTAGAGCTCGACAAATGCCGCCCAGTCGCGCAGGGCGTAGCTCTTGAACACCCAGGCCCACAGCGCCGAGCGGGCCAGCCCGCCCATGAGCGGAATGCCCGCTATGACCTTCGGCGTGTGACAGACGAACTTGTGCAGCGGCAGATCCGCCCCGTCCGGCGTGCCGTCGAACAGGCGCAATTCCCGCCCTGTCTCGCGGTCGAAGCGGAACCAGTGCGCCTCGCGCGGCAGGATGGCACCCGGTACCCAAGTGGGCCCGTCCGTGGCCCAGATGATCTCGGCGACCGCGTAGCCCTTGGAGAGCGCATCAAGCAGATGCACCATGAGCGCCGGCAGGTCGATGGCCTCGAGCACCCGGCGCGCCAGGTCGGCTGCCTTCTTCGCGGCGCGGCTCTCATCCGCGGGCTGAACATCCCACGGCAGGCCCGTCACCGCGAGCTTGCGGGTTTGCAGCACGGCCCGGTAGTGCAGGTCTTTTTCCTCTATGTCGGCGGCGGCGATCAGGAAGTCGTGCGCATCGCCCATGCTGGCGCGGCGCAGGATCTCCGCCACCTGCGCGGGCGTGAGGCTGGCCAGGGGCCGCCACACCCAGGCTTGGCGAAAGCCGGTCAGCGCCGGGGCGGCGAGTTCGGTTTTGAGGAATTTGGTGTCCATCAGTAGGCGCTAAACTTGTCCATCGGCGCGTCCTCCAGCGCCGGGTCATACCGGCCCGACCACTTGCGCGTCCCGACCGGCTCGTAGCCGTAGGCAAACTTGGGCTGCGCGGCGGCTGAACAGGCGAGCGCCAGCGCCCAGAAGCGGTCGGCGTGGGAGCCGTTTTCCCGCTCGGCCACCAGGCGCGGGTTGCCGTTCGGCCCCGCCACCCGCTGCACGCTGTGCAGGTCGGCGCGCAGGGCGGCATGGCCCTGCGGCAGCCGCAACCGCCGATCCTCCATGCGCTCCTTCAAGGCGGTGGCCATGTCGAGCTTCCTCGCCGGACTGAACAGCACCCCCTCCACCCGGTATTGCCCATGCCGCCGCTGCGCTTCCTGCACCGGCATCTCGCCCAGACCCGTCTGGTCGAGCGCCGCGCGAATCACCCGGTAGTCGCGCATCACCCGGTCGAGTTCCGCGAGCTGCGCGGCGAAGCTCGTCGCACGCACTTCGATCAACTCGCGCAGCCACAGCACATCGCCCACCTCCTCCAGCACGGCGATCACGGTCAGGTCGCCACGGGCGGCGAAGTCCATGCCCACATAGCAGGGGCCGCCTTGGTATTCGCCGGGGCAGGCCGGGTCCTCGCAGCCGTCTATCAGCTCATACGGCAGCCAGGCCGTCGCCTCGTCAACAAACTGGCATTCGAACTCCTGCGCCCAGGCGATCGGGTCTGCCATCGCCCGGCGCAGCTCCTCGATGTTGCGCGGCAGGCCGTCGGCCACCGCGTCATAAATCGTCACCACATGGCGCGAAAACAGCCCGTCGGGCTGCGTCATGATTTCGTAGAACTTGTTTCCCTTGCCGTTGGGCGTGGAAATCACCCTGAGCTTCAAGTCAGGCCGCGACACCACCGGTAGCAGCGCCGTCCAGATGGCGCGGGAATCCTGATGGTGGGCGAATTCGTCCAGGATCAGGTTATCGCTCATCCCGCGCGCGGTGCTGGGCTTCGATGCCACGGCGCGGATGTAGCTGCCGTTCTTGCCAATCCTCACCAGGTGGGCCAGTTCATCCGCCTCGAAGGGCACATCCAGCGCCTCGAACGCCGCGCCGATCGCGCGCAGGTGCAGCTTCACGCCGTTATCCATCGCATCCAGCGCCCGGTCGCGGGAGACTGACAGGATCGTCCAGCGGCTCACCCGCCCTTCGGCCTCCGCTTCGAGCACGTCCAGCACCGCCTCAAGCGTTGTCGTGAAGGTCTTGCCGGTCTGGCGCGACCACATGCCTGCCTTGAAGCGGGCCGGGTCGGCGAGATACCGGCGCTGGTAGGGGTAGAGGACTGGGCTACCCGCCATACAACCCCCTCTTGATCGCCTCCAGTGTCGCCGCGTCCAGCGTCTTGCCCTCGCGCGCAGCAGCGCGCTCCACCGCGTCCAGCTTGGCGCGCACCTCTTCGGCCCACTTCTTTTGCCCGATGCTGGCGCGGCTGGCTTCGGCCACGGCGCGCGCGGCGTGGGTCAGGAGCTTGACCTGCTCCGCCGGGTCGGCGTCTTCGGCCTCGCGCACGGCGAGCATGGCGTCGAACAGGGCCGACTGGACCAGGCGGATGACGGCGGCGGAGTGTTCGTCCGCTTCGTCCGGGCTCGTCTGGGCGATGATCTTGGCCGCCTCTGTGCTGGCGCGGATGGCGGCCATGCTGCGCTGCAGGCGCTGGTCGTATCGGTGCAAGCTGGATTTACCGATCTGGTACCCCTGCTCGGCGAGCCAGGCCGAGAGCGCCTCATAGCCGCCGTGGGTCTGGTCGGCCAGCAGCTTTTCAAGCTGAGCGCGCAGCTCGGGCGGAAGCTGCGTGATCTTGGGGCGGCGCGGCATGGCGCACCTCACCAGGGCGGTGGGCGCGCCAGTCCCGCCGGGGCCTCGGCCCGGTAGTCATACACATCTTCGCCGTGGGCGCTGAGTACGGCTGACCACACTGGCCCCTTGCGCTCGACGGTCGCCAGCCCGTGACTCTCCAGCCAGCCCAGCTCCCGCCGCACCTCGTCCAGGGTGGCGCTCACCCCCGTGTCGGCCGCGCACAGGGACAGCAAGTCCTCGCGCGCGCCATAGGGGCGGCTGTGCCACAGAGCGGTCAGCAGCACCCAGCGCAGCGTCTCGCGGCGCGCGCGCCCCAGGTCCAGCGCGGCGTCGATGCGGCGCTCAGTCATGACGTGCCTCCCTTACCAATACCAGCTCGTAAATCCGGTCGAGCTTCACCGATAGGGTCGTGATGTCGCGGATGTGGTCGTCGCGCCGGATGTAGTGTTCCGGCAGCTCGGCGCGCAGGCGCGCCAGATCGCCTTCGATGCGCGCGATCTCGTCCGTGACGCGCTCGATACGCCCCAGGCGCTCGTCCATCTGCTGCGCAAAGCGCCCCAGCGCAGCGCGCAGCACCAAAAACAGCGCTCCAGCCAGCGCGCCGATGATCCACACCGACACCTGCCAGCGCATCAGACTCCCGAAGATGTCACCGTCGATGTCCATCCCCGTGCGTCAGTTCGTCCCAGCGCCGCATGGCGTCGAGGCGGTCGCGGCACTGTTGATAGAGCGCGGCGGCGTCGAGGATCCATGTCGCGATGTCTGCGTCCGTGCTGTCGCCGGGATCGGCGGCAGCGGTGGGAGGGGCTGCAAGAGCGCCGCCGGGGGTCTTGGGCAGCTTGAGGCCGAAAGCGGGGGATTGCTGGAGCAGGCCGCGAGCAGCAGAGCTAAGGCAAGGGCGGCCAGTCGCGGCCACTCGAAGTTCATGGCGCAGTCTCCGGTTTGTCGCATCTAGGTCGAGCAGCCGGCGGTCTTTTTCGGCCAGCGCCGCATCCATGGCGCGGGTGGCAGCCTCGATCTGGCGGCGGGATTCCTCGGCGGCGACGGCCTCGCGGCGGGCGATGTCGGCGCGAATCTGGGCGACCTCGGATTTACGTGCGCGGTTTTCCCACGTATACCCAGCGGCGAAGCCGACGGCCGCGCACATGGCGCAGACAACAAGCCAGCGAGTGACCAGCACCATAGCGTACTCCACATGATCCACAGCACCAGCCACCACCGCGCAGGCATCACTGGCTCCCCTCTTGCCCCATGCACAGGCGGTACTCGGCTTCGCGCCTCCTGGTCAGCCCGGGCAGCACCTGCCCACCAGCGCGGTTCCAACGCAGGATTTCGCGGCACGCTCCCTCGTAGTCAGGTGGTGTTTGCTTGAGCTTCTTGACCAGCGTCGACCGGCAAAACGCACCCGCGCCGATGTTGTAGGCCAGGCTTGCATATGCATCGACTTCGTGCTGATACAGCGGCACCTCGCCGATGCAGCGTGCCGCCTCGCGCCAGATGCGGTCGGCGTCGCGCGCCAACATCACCACCGCACGCTCGGGGCTCACTTGGTCGCCCGCCTTGACCGGCGTCCCATCGGGATGGCGCGTGCTGCCAAAGCCCACGGTCTGCATGCCCGCGCCGTCGTCATACGCATGGCGGCGATAGCCCTCGTGCACAGCCAGCCCCGCCACAGCCAGGGCGGAGACGACCATCAGGGTGGCGGGCAGGCGCTTCATGCCCGTTATCGTGGCGGGCGGCTTGGTCTCGACAAAGCGCGAAAACGTTCAGCCCGCGTCAGAACGGCTCGGCCTGCATCGCCTTGCGGCTCGGGCGGCCCAGGATTGCGCGGACCCAGCGCTCCGTGTATCGGTATTTGCGCGCCAGATCTTTCACCCGCGCGCCCGCGTCGTACTCGGCGCGGATGGCCTCGTACAGCACCTCGGGCCACGCGGGATGAGACTTGGGGATGTAGAGCGCCGTCCCGCCCGCATAGCGCACCAGCGCCTCTTGCGCGGGCTGCGGCAGGTCGCACAGCGGGCCCCTGAGGGGAAGGCGCTTCGGAATCCGCACCGACAGCCCGCCGCAGGTCTCGATCAGCGCCTGCAGCGCCTCGCGGCCGATCAGGCTCTCCAGCAGCCGGGTATCAGCTGTGGCCATGCTTACCCCCTAGCCGGTACAGCCACACATCGCCCACGCGCCAGCAGCGGATGTCGTAGCCGTTGGCGCGCAGTTCGGCTATACAGGAATTGACTGCGCACACCCGCGCCTCCACGACGATGTCGAGCGTTGTCAACTCCCTGCCGGTCATCAGCAAATCCAACACCCGCTGCAAACGCGGGCTCTTCTCGAGCCTGGCTGCGTGCATCATTTGGGCATCCTCATCTTGGCGGCGAGCTCGGCTTCCATCGCCTTGACTTCCGCCCTCTTGCTGTCATCCATCGCCGTGGCCTGCACCAGGGCGTCCGGCCGCAGATGCGCATGGCACACCGGGCCCAGCCTCATGCCTGCATCTCCTTGGCCTGCCGCTGGCGCTTCCAGTGCATCAGCCCGCTGATGACGCGGCTTGCCGCGGCGCGGTCGAGCCAGCGCACGCCGTCCACGCGCGCGGTGCGCCGGATAAAGCCAACCAGCCGCGCATCCTCCAGGCCCTCGCTCCAGCCCATGGCCCAGGCCAGGCGCTCGATGGTGGCCAGTTGCCAGCGCGTGGCCATTCCCGGCGCGTCCGCCACCCGTGGGGCGGCGGCGCGCACGTCCGCCCCCATGCGCCGCCAGTGGTCGATCAGCCGCACCAGCTCGCGCTCGGTCATCTCGGCGCAGCTCGCCTTGCCGGTCACCCTCCGCTGGATGGCGCGGCGATCTTCCTCGCTCGAACACCCCGCCTGCTTGGCCGCCAGGTGCGCCTGCGCGATCAACACGCGCCGACGCGCGCCATCGGTCTGTCTTGCCATCTAGCCGTCGCCCACCAAGGTGCGGCTGGCCAGCGTCGCGCTGTCAGCATCGCCATGCGTCGCGATGTGCACCAGCACCCGCTCATAGCGCTGCAGACGCAGCAGCAGCCCTTGCACCTGCCGCGCCTCCCACACACCGGCTAGCCCGCGCGCAATACGGTCCGGCAAGTGCGCGTCGATGGTGAACACCAGCGGCGCACAGTCGTCCGCCTCTCGCAGATTATCCTCGTCGGCCCAGTCCATGGCTCAAGCCTCACTTCTCTGCGGTGATGCGTACTGCCGTGCTCGTGCGCACGCGCAGCAGCGCGCGATACGCCGGTGCCATCGGATCGTCCCCATCGCAGCTCATCTCGATCAGCTTCTCGCTGGGCTTGTAGCTCACACTCTCGGTCACCAGATCGCGGAAGCGCTCGCCCAGCAGCTCGCGCAGCTTCTCGGCATCCGTCACCCCCACGCTGCGCGTGCTCGCCACGCTCACCCGGCACACCTTGGGCACCACCAACGAGCGTCCTACGCCGATGGCGCTGGCCAGCTCGCCCTTGACATCTCCCAGCTCCTGCTCTAGCTCATCGATGCGCTGCACCAGCCCCCAGGCACGCACCGCCAGCTGCACCAGGGCGGGCAGCGCCTCGGCACGCTCGTCGCTGCCGTGCGCCTCGATCCACGCCGCCACCGGCTCGCCTTGGCCCTGCGCCTCGTCCTTGGCCACTGCCTCTTTTTTTGCTGCCTTCGCCATCTCAACACTCCTTTCAACCGTCAACACCCCGGCCAGGGTGTGCAAAAACCCTCTAAAGACGAATCACGCATCACTCCCGGCCACCCGCCGGTTCGCGCTCCACTTCAGCGCTAGCTCGAGCACCGCGGGCGTGAGCGTCTGCATGCCGTTGGCCGTCATGATCCTGCGGCATTCCTCGGCCAGCTCCACGGCCTCGCGGAAGTTGCCGCGGCGGCAGCCCTGCCAGAAGGCGGTGGCGAGCTCCTTGTCCACCCCATCGCCGAACATCGGGCGCAGCACATGCGCCACCGTCTCTGCCCGATCCAGGTGCCGGGTTGCAGCTCGCTTGGCCCCGATGCGGCTGCCAAGCTGCAAGAGCAGCTCGCGCGTGCGCCCGCTGGTGAACTGCCGCTCGTAGAGCTCGGTGCCGATCAACAGCACCGCAAAGCCGCACTCATCCGCCAGATAGCGCAGCGCCTCCAAGGGCTGCCAGGTGAGCTTGTTGGCCTCATCCACCACCAGCAGCCGCCGCGCTTCGCCCTCGTCGGGCCGGATCGCCAGCAGTCGATCCACCGCGCCCGCGCCCTCGATGCCCACCGCATTGGCCACCGCGCGCAGCAGTTGATGGCGAGTCATGCCGTCCCAGGGCACGATGCGCACCGCGCCCATCTGCTGCGCCACCGCGCGCCCGGCCATGCTCTTGCCCGTGCCCGCAGGCCCCACGATCTCGCCGATCGGGTTGTCGCTCTCCATCACCACCTCGGCCAGCCGCAGGGCGTCCGCCACCACCTTGGTCTTTCGGATCTCTCGCGCCATTCAGAACCCCATCGCCCGCAGCGCCGCCGCCTCCGGGTCGTCTTCCGCCAGCCGGATCAGCTGCTCGGCCTGCTTGGCCGCCTCCGCCCGCCGCATCGCGGCCTGCGCCTGCTCGCTCACCAGCCGCATGCGGTTGAGCATCAGCCGCGCTTCCTCGGTGGGCTCCACCTCGACGGCGGCGTCCGCGGCGCGCTGCAACGTCGCCTCCAATCCGAGCACTTCAGCCCGCAGGCCGGACACCTCGCGCACATCCAGCGGTGGGGCCTGCTCCAGCTTGTCCGCATTCAAGAGCCGCAGCGCCTGCCGCCTGCGCCCGGCTTCCTTCGCCCCGGTGGGGTCAAGCAGGCCGAAGAGATACTCCGGCACCGCCTCGCCGATGCGGCGGCCCTGCCTGTCGAACACGAACAGCATGTCCGCCCAGGTCTCATAGACGCGCGGCTTGGCGCACAGCACCTTGCCCTCGATACCCATGAGCGCATCGCACCGGTACCAGCGCCCGCCCCATGACACGCTCCCGCGCGTGACCGTGCGCCACTGCCTTTCGGAGAACGCCAGCATCAGCAGGCCCCGGTCGATGCGCGTGGGCCTCCAGCCTCCGGCCAGCGCCTGCTCGAGCTTTTGCTGCGGCGACAGCCCCGCCATGTGCGCGGCTCGCGGCTGCGGCGTGACGTGGTAGTCGGCGATCTCGCGCTTCAGCCACTCCGCCACCTCCTCGAAGCGGCTGGGCGTGACGCCTTTGCCAAGCGTCACGATCTTCTTCGTCATCCGGTTGCCGCCCACATAGCCCATCCACCACGCCAGCCAGTGGCGCAGGTTGCCGAACTGCCCCTCGATGCGTTTGCCTCGGGGGTGGAAGGGGATGGAGCGCGTCAGCCGCCCGGCCTCTGGCAACAGGGCGGAAATCTCATAGGCCATCTGCTGGCCGGTGAGGGTCGCCAGCTGGTGCCACGCATCCAGCATGTCGTCCCACTTGTATTCGCTGCCGTTGTCCAGATAGAGGCGCTTCGGCGCCCCGAACGGGGCCTGCTCGCACATGCGCGCGAAGCTCGCCGCCACATGCTCCCGCCGCACGCCTTGGCCTTTTTCAGCGGGGAAGAGGTCGATCCACAGCCAGTTCGTGGCCACGTCGTGCCACGAAATCATCCTGGCATACATGGTCGAGCCGTCGGGCCGCAGGCACGGGATGTCCAACGGCGAGATGTCGCCGCACACCAGATCGCCCGGCAGGTAGGCATGCGCCGTGCGCCGCACCGGGGTCAGGTTGTCGTCGTAGATCGCCTTGCCGTCGCGCAGGCTCTTGCCCGCCACTCTATAATGTTGCCCCTCGGCCCCCACGAAGCGCCGCGCCACCGGCAGGTTGAGCAGCCGCGCCAGCCAACCATCCGGGCAGCCCGCCTCGCGCAGGTCTTTGGCCAGCCACGCCGTCGCCTTCCACCAGCACTGCCGCTCGCCGTTGGCCCCGCCCGTCCACGCCCCGCGCACCTTCGCGCGCAGCATGTCGGCCAGCCGCGCCACATCGAACCCGCCAGCAGGCCACGCCGCCACCAGCCCGGTGGCCCAGGCCTCGAACTCTTTCGACACCACCACCCGAGCCGTGCCCCGGTCGGCCCGGCTCCCCATGCGCACCAGCGCATCCAGTCCGCCCACGCGGGCTTTCTGTTCGTAGCGGTACACCTGCTGGAAGCTCACCCCCAGATCGCGGGCAATCGCATCCGCC